GCAGTTGGATGTGGGCATAGCGTGCTTTGTCGTGCCTGCCCATGGCGGCAAAGGCGACGGGGCCAACAGCCAGGAGGGTCTCGTGTCGCTCGTTGATGTGGCTGATGGCGCGGGCCTTAGCCTCGGCCGAGAGGGGCAGGTTCCATGGCTTGAAAGCGGGCTTGGTCATGAGGGCCTCGAGGTGCAGTAGGTGCAGTCGCACTGGTGGAGTTTGTACTTGGACGGAGCCGAGCCGGTGCCGACCTCGACATCCTCGATTAGTCCAAGGGCGATAAGGTTGGCGATGTCTGCTCTGACAGCCTTTTCGCCCCAGTGCTCGATGTGATTGGCGAGCCAGCGAGGGGAGGGGTGCATGCTTGGCTTGCGGTGGCAGATGAGGAGAGCATCGAGGACCATGCGCTGTCGTCTGGTGAGAGTAGCCAAAAGAATACCGCCCGTGTTGATGGTGCCGCAGTAGCGCAGCGGTTGCCGCAATAGCACAGCACTATCGCAGTGCAAGGGGGTAGAAGTGGCTTGAGATAGGGTGCAAAGAGGTGGGCATGCGTGCATCCCGTCTCAAGCTCAAGACCCAGCAGGTGAACCTCGGTGACGATACCGGGCTTCGCTGGGTGTCTCTGTTGCCAGAGGGCAGCATCAACGCGCATGGGACTACCTGGCGCTTCGACGCAGCCGAGACGGATGCCGACAAGTTGCAGTTTCGGTTCGATGACGCGGTCGAGTCTCTCGAGCGTTGGCTGTCTGACTATGCCCCTGCGATTGCGGTGGAGCACAACAAGGACGGCACAGCGGCTGGCTACCTGCGTCGCATCGTGGTCCTGACCAAGGCCGAGGCTGCCAAGCATGGCATCAGGCAGCCCAGCTCGCGCATGATTTACGGCGGTCTCGACATCACGAGTCCTAAGTGGGCAGCGGCGTTCGATGCGGGTGAGGTGCCCTATGTCTCGCCCAACATCCGTGCATGGGCAGGCACTGAGCTCGACGACAGCCCTAGCTACCCGTTTGCTATCGGTGAGGTCAGCTTTGTGACCATCCCGCAAATCAAGTCACAACAGGTGCCCGTTGCAGACATGCGCGGCGTATCACTTTCAGAGGGTGCTGACATGGCGATGACCAAAGATGATTGCGCTGCTTACTGTGCAGAGGCTGGCCTTGATGAGGCGGCGGTTGCTGCTCTGATGGCTAAGCTGTTTCCTGAGATGCACGCTGAGGCGCATGCTGCGAACCCCGACCTCAACGAGGAGGCCGAGGCGATTGAGGCTGCGGCGATTGCCGAGCTCGAAAGGGCCAAGGGCATCGAGGAGGCTGTTGAGGAGGTCAAGGACGAGGAGTCTGAGATGGCCGGCTACTGCAAGGACGACGAGGCTCTCCTGTCGGAGGTCATCAAGCTCAAGCGTGAGCTGGCGGTTGCCAAGCGCACTGCTGCTCTGGCTCATGTTCGCTCGGCCCTCGGCAACCGCAAGGTGAGCTCGGCCACCGAGACGATGCTTGCTGACGCGTTCGTTGCCGGCAAGGGCAAGTTTGAGGCGATGCTCGCTGACTTCGCTCCTGTCAGCACGGTCAAGCCGTCGGCCCCTGCTCCTCGCACGATTGCACCGGTTGGTGTTGGCTCGCGTGAGGCCAACCTCGGTGAGGCCCTCAAGCCGGGCAGCAAGCACTTTGCCAACCTGTCGGACGACGACCAGTGGAAGCTCATCACTGAGCTGGCGACCAAGGAGAGCATCACGGTCGGCCTCGCTGCCTCGTGGCTCTCGTTTGGCAAGGCTCCTGATGCGGTGCTCGAGATGAAGTCGACTCGCGGTAGCAACTAACAACCAACTGCCCATGACGGGCAAGGAGACTGACCATGGCTCTCGGACCCCTTACTTACAAGACTCCCAATCAGATTACCAACATCACTGCCGACCTGACCGACAAGGAAGGTCGTGGCGTGACGCTGACTGCGCAGGGCACGATTGGCCTTGCCACATCGCAGAGCTCGCTGCCCTACGGCATCGTCGTTGTTGGCGCTGCCTCGGTTGCTGGCACCTACACCGGCCCGGTTGCAGCTGGCGCGCTCGAGATTGTCGACGCCATCGGTGCCGTCGTGCAGGTCGGTGCTGGCGGTACGATTGCGATTGGCGACTCGCTCCAGGTCGATGCCAACGCTGCGTTCATCGCAGGCGCTGGGACCGTCAACGAGTATGTTTGGGGCTACGCGCTCACGGCAGCCTCGTCGGGCCAGCAGTTTCTCATGCGCTTCCAGCCGTTTGTCAAGCAGGTCTAAGCCATGGCTCTCGGCGCAACCACCTACAAGACCCCGAACATCATCAACCAGATTGGTCAGGACCTGACCAGCCGTGAAGGTTGTGGTGTGTACCTCGACGGCGCCAACACGGTGAGCATTGCTGACAATCAGCAGGTCGTTCCCTACGGCATCATCGTGACGGGCACTGACAGCCTTACGCCGGGCAGCTACCCCTCGGCCATTGGTGACGCTGCGCTCGAGCTCGTGGACCAGCTCGGCTGCGTGGTGCAGGTTCTCATCAGTGCAACCGATTCTGTTTATGCGGGAAATTGGCTTTCCATTGACTCGTCCGACGCTGACGGCAGTTTCGTGGGTGTGAATCCTCTCGCAATGCTTCCAGAAGATTGGGTCTGGGGCTACGCCCTCACCGACGCTGCACCCAGCGAGCAGTGCCTCATGCGGTTCCAGCCGTACGTCATCCAGTACATCGCACCCTAAGTAACAAACCTGCACCCTAGGGTGCTCAACCTTGAGGTCTCGTCATGGCTTATGCTTTCCCGTCAGTTGGTGTAAACACCGGTGGTCTGCGTCCTGGTATCCTCCAGCGCATCTCGCTCTTCCGCACTGGTTCCTCGAGCAAGGTTGCGGCCGAGCTCTCGCCGGTGGTCAAGGTCGAGACCCGTCAGGGCTACTACCACTACTTCGCTGAGAACGACGCGCTGCTCCAGGCTGGCGCGGGCAATGTCAGCAACCAGGTGCCGCAGCCGGTCAACTACGACACCCCCGCGATGCCGGGCGGCCTGCGTGTGACCTCGGCCGCTTACAACAGCAGCCTGTACCGCTGGGGCCACCAGATTCTCACTCTCAAGCAGATTGAGGAGTTCGCCCGTCGTGGCGAGGACATCCAGGCTCGCTACGCCGAGAAGCTCGCGGTTCAGGGTGCCCAGCTGCACGCTGCGGTTGTTGGCGCTGCGCTCAACGACACGGCCAACTTTGCCAGCACCGGTGCTGTCACTGGCGGCGGCACGGCTTCTGCGACGCTTCAGAAGGACTTCAACGACTTCCTCCTGGCGTCGGCTGCTGACGGCTGCGACATCGAGAGCGGCAAGTGGGTTGCGGTCTGCAATCTTGCGACTGCCAACATCCTGATGCAGAAGAACGAAGTGTTCCAGATGGGCTACGCGCTCGGCTACAACGGCTCTGGTCAGACTCGTACCGGCGCGTCGGACATGAGCCAGCTCAATGCCTTCTTTGGCACCAAGCTCATCGTGCCGCTTGAGCTCAAGATTATGCCGCAGTACCTGCCGACCATCGCCACTCAGACTGGCTCGGTTGTCATGACCACGGGCAACGTCGCTCTCTTCAAGGTTGCCGAGGCCTATGGCGACAGCGGTTTCCTCCAGACGATGACGCCGGAGCCGAACGCTGCTCTCGGCCAGCTCTTCAGCTACTCGGCGTTCAACCCGGCTGGCGTTGGCATGTACGTCGAGTCCGACTTTGGCGTGACCGTCCTCGGCGGCACGGCCAACAAGTGGGCCCGTCTCGCTACCGGCCTCTCGTAGGCCATTGACGGGGGCGGGCTACGGCTCGCCCTTCTCGAGTAGGGCTGGGTGCCCATCCCCCCGCCCAGTTCTACTCAAGGAGGCACCATGGCGATTTACACCTTTGGCATCGTGCGAGCCGACATTGGCAGGCTGCTACCCAAGATAGCGTTTGCCAACGACAGCACGCCTACGTCTGCTCAGGCAGACAGCATCATCGAGGACCACGCAGCCGAAATCAACGGCTTCCTCGAGGGCATGGGTGTGTCTCCGCAGGGCCTTGATGCTCAGCCGACGCTGCCGATGTATCGGATGGCAGGCAGGTACATCCTGCTCAAGCTGGCGGCTGATGTGGTTCGCATGCGTAACCAGAACAGCAACACTGCGGCCGATGAGTGGGACAAGCAGGCGTATGACCTGATGGACCGCCTGCGCAAGCTGCCGGGCGACATGGGCACGACTCGGCCGACAGGCACAAGTGCGCCGAACATCCTGCACAGCAACGCTGACTACGTTGCCGAGATTACTCTCAAGACGCTCAACAGCGGTTCTCGGCTTGCAGTGAATGCCAACACCGATAAGATGTAGGCATGAGCAGCTTTAGAATCACCATGAAGGACAACAGCCACCAAGGCATCTACGAGCTCGAGGCGGCTATCCGTAACTGCCAAGACTGGCAGAAGTTCTGGGCTGACGAGAACGGGACCTTGAGCCTGGCATGGGCCGAGAGCCGTCGCGTCATGTTTGCCACGCAGGGTAGCAGCACGGGACCTAAGTGGCCGGGCTACACTCGGCAGGAGCAGCGTTACTGGCTACCCATCAAGCGGTGGTCACTCGGCGTCAAGACGATACAGCCAGGCGGCATCCTGCGTTGGAGCGCCCGACCACAGAGCCAGACCAAGAGCAACAAGGAAGTGCTCTGGCCTAGCTTCTGTTTGGTCAACGACCCCAACTACATTTACAAGGTGAATGGCAATCACGTCGAGATGGGTAGCAACGTGCCCTATGCTGCCAACCACGACAAGGGCGTTGGAGCGTACACGCGCCGCACCTCTCGCAAGAAGAGTGGCACTGTGACCATCCCTACCCCTAAGCGGCCTATGGTGCGGTTTGGCGACACATTCATCGAGGCAGTGCGCGATGCGATGAAGAAGCTGCCGATGATGCAGGGCGCGAAGGTCGGTATCACGAGCAACGAGTTTGCGGTGCGTTACCTGATGAGCGTGGGAGGCAAGCCATGAGTGCCGAGCTCTACTGGGGTCCACAGGTAGCGAGCAACACAGCACGCGATTTGGTGGTGGCTAACTGGCCTACCGTATGTGACGCCACGTTCTTGACTGGCATGGGCGTGCCGGGTCTGCCATCGCCTCTGACGACCAACATCTACACGAGCCGTCGTGCACAGTGGACGGCCGAACAGCAGCCTGCCTTTGGCTTGAGCGTGCTGCGCACCACGAGCGAGATTATCGACGCGCTCGGTGCGATGGACCAGGTGCATGAGCTCGAGGTGTCGGTGAATGCCGACTGGGGCTACTACGATGGGTTCGGTGATGCGCAGCCTCTGTCGACGACAGCGCCGTTCACGGAGGAGGTCTACGAGACCTGCCTGCGTGCCTACATCGAGGGCATCCTCATCATCTTGACCTCGCCTGTGTATGGCCTAGTCAACTATGACTCGCGCAATCAGAACACTCCTGGCTTTGTGCAAACGGGCATCTTTAACTGCCTGCCCGGGTCAGGTGTGACACCGACTGACTTTGCGGTCGGCCTCGATGACACGGGGCAGACAGTGATACAGCAGACTGTTCGAGCAACAATACTCGTCCACCAACGACGGGGCATAGCGAGGTAGACCATGGCTCAAGTATTGAATGCGAGTAACACAAGCGGCGTATACATCAAGCTCGAGACCACGCCTGGCGACTACCTTGCACCTGTGCTCGGTGACTTCGTGCCGGTGGTTGGCACGCCGAAGTTCACGCCTCGTGGTCCTGGCATCATCCGTCGTGCTGACATCTACACGCCTTACGGTGGCGAGGTCGCAGCCAAGACTGGCGGCATCGGCTGGGACATCAGCTTCACGACCGAGCTCTACTGGGACTTTACCGGCGGCGCGTTTACGGCAGACCCGACGACTGCCAACACGGTGCTCTACGCTTTGCTGCGGTCTTGCCCGTTCAAGATTGCCACTGGCGGCACCAACGACTTCAAGTTCATCAGCCAGGCTCTCTACAACATCGCGGCGACCCGCACTGGTGGCAATGCCTACTCGGCCTCGACCTTTACCATCGTGTACGAGGAGATTGGTGCGAAGCGGTACGAGGCCGAGGGTTGCGTGTGCATTCCGAAGTTTTCGTTTGAGGCCGGCGGCAAGATTATGGTGGAGTGGTCCATCAAGGGCAAGTGGCGCCCCGTCACCGACTCGACGGGCCTGCAGCCGACCAACCTGTCGCTGATGCCGCTCATCGGTCAGAACTGTAGCCTCACGGCTACCGGCCCGCTGACTTCCGCGTCTGGTGCGCTGTCCAAGGTGACCTATGACCCGGGCTTTGCACTGTCGGATGTGCTCGACGCACGCGAGACCTACGGCATGGGCATTGCAATGATTGCTCTGACCAGCTCGCCGTCGATTGAGATTGAGGTTGCTGACCTGTCTGAGAACGAGCAGGACGATTGGACGCAGGCGCAGGACAACACTGTGAGTGCCACGGCTCTTGCTGTGAGTGTTGGCATCGGTTCCAACCTCGTGATTTTCTCGCTCAACGAGCCGCAGCTGGTGCAGTGGCCGACGCCGGGCGAGAGCAACGGCTACCGCAACATCGGGCTCAAGTTCGCTGGCATTGTCAACAACACGAGCAAGGCCGACATTGGGTCGGTTGGTTTCTACAACAACTAATGCTGTCAGGGGGATGGGATGATTGAGTTCAACGAGAACATGTGGATTGAGGTAGAGGTCAAGAGCCAGAAGGGTCGGCTGTTGGTTCGCGAGCCTAACGCGCTCGAGGGTGCCCGGTACTACGGTGCGCTCGACAAGGTGAGAGGTCGGCTGCGTGCCGAGGATGCCGACGAGACTGCTCTCGAGGCACTGGTGCAGCTGCACATCACCCTGTTGACGGCCTGCGTGTCGGCCTCTGAGGGGTTTGCCCAGGAGCTCGACAAGGAGGCCACGCCGGCAGCACGGTCGGCATGGCTGGTCAAGATACCTTGGACGGACCTCGGCAACATCGCATCGGCGGTGGCGACGGCAGGCTACCCAAAAACCTAAGCCGTGTTGCATGGCGAGACTTTGCCCGGCTGACGATGTCGCACAACTTTCGCTGCTGGGAGTGTCCCGACGCAACACGGCATGAGAGAGGCTGCACGATGGGTTACAGGCAGGGTCTAGGTCACGAGGAGATGGAGGCCAAGCCGACCACCTGCCTTGTGCTCACGACCGAGCCACAGGGCTTCTGGGAGGCCAACCGCATCGGCAAGTGGCTCGAGCGGGGCACGCCTGCGGTCACGGCCCGGGACCTGACACATTCGCAACTTGAGCTGGCCTCCTTTGTGCAGTACGAGCTGCAAGAGGGTGGTCGACGGTACGAGGAGCGCAAGCGCAAGTCGGCCGAGCGTATAGCACAACTATTCGGCAAGGGCTGACCTCATGGCTAAGACGGTTGCAGAGATTGATGGCGACAGCAGTGGCCTAGTCGACTCACTAGACAAAGCCAAAGCGGCCATGGGTGACATGGGCACCAAGGGCAAGAAGTCCCTCAGTGACCTTGGTGCTCAAGGCAAGAAGCTGTCCGACCAGCTCAAGGAGGTTGCTGACCAGGCTGATGTCGCTGCCGGCAACCTCATGTCAAAGCTCGGTGGTCCTAGCGCCATCAAGGCAATCGGTGGTGTTGGTTTGGCATTCGAGGGTGCGAGCAAGTTGGCTGGCGCGTTTCTCGATTCATCTGAGGCGCTGTTCCGGTCGTATGGTGATGAGGGTCAGAAGGTCTGGGACAACGCAGAGAAGAGCCTCTTTGCCGTCAAGGGCGCCTTTGCTGAGGCGGTGCTAGGCGGCGGGTCCATGGAGGACATGGGCGCCCGTCTCACCGGCATCTTTGACGCCATGAAAACGGCTGTTGATGTGCTGCTGATACCCATCAAGGCTCTCAGCACCTTGATAATCGCGCTTGGCACCGATGCACACGAGACTGCCGGGTATGTTGTCGAGGCCAGCGACAAGCTCGACCAGTTGGCAGACAACACCAAAATCACGGGCTTGGCCAAGGTTGCCGAGGGCATTGAGGGCTTGCGCCTCAAACTGATGGGCCTGCGGGGTGAAACAGAGAACTTGCGACAGGCTGAGCTTGCGCGGGACATCGCCAAAGCAGAGTCCTACAAGCTCGACCTTTTGGCCACTGAGGCTACGTCAGATGCACTCAGTTCGGCTGCCGCTGTTGTTGCTGCTCAGCCTGAGATAGCAAAAAAGGCAGAAGAGGCTCGACTCAAGTACATACGAGACCTCGGTGAGGAGAAGCTGTCTCATGCTGACCTCGCGGAGGCTAGGCGCGTCTACAACAACGAGATGCTTGTGCAGGGCCAGTTGGTCATGGCTCAGCAGATGAAGCAGCGCGAAAGTGTGTCAAAAGCGACTCAAGAGCAGCTTGATTCGACCAATGCTATCATAGCTGGATTCAAGGAGGTTGCTGCAACCCCACCTCCAGCCAAGACCAGCGGTGGCGGCGGCGGCGGCAAGCCACCGAAGGAGAAGCCAGAGACGCCAGCAGAGCAGATTGCCCGACTCCTTGCGGCGGCTAAGGCAGCGGTTGATGCAGAGCTTGCCGAGCAAGATGCCATCAAAAACTTGCGTGAGAAGAACGACAAAGACGAGCGGCAGCTTGAGCGCGACAAGATGAAGTGGACCATCGACCAGAGTCAAGCCAAGTACGACGCAATCATGGACCAGCAGAAGCGGGCCAAGGATTTCGAGCAGAAGCTCGAGGATGAGTACACGG